GTCGCGAGACGCGTGCGGTAGGTGTCGCCGATGACGCTGTCTTCGACGGTGTCCGAGGAGTGGCTGAGAGCGTAGTTACGCAGCTCGCCGATTGCCGTGGTGGAGATTTTGACGAGACCTTCTCGCCCGAGGTGGTTTGCCATTTTAGTCGGTGGTTAAATAGATGCAGTTGAAAGTATGCCGAGCCGTGCCCCAGCGGCGTTCTTCATCGGGCTCGATCACATAATCCACACTCGTCAAATGGAGATCTCGGCATTGCCCACCGAGCGTCACGTCGGCGAGGACTGCGGCCTCGACCGCCGCGCTTCCCGTGTCGAAAAGGTCGTCGATCAGGTAAGTGCCGCTCTCGGCCGTGAAGTAGTCCACGATGAGCTGAAGCTGCCGGTATTGCGTCCGGTTGCTGGGCCCGAGCGTGCGGACCTCGATCTGCTCGCTGACCGCGTAAACTGCGGCGGCCGGAAAGCTGATGCTCGCAATTGTGTTGTTTCGCCCGCGAAGTATGTTTGCGGTCGGCACGACGAGCGCGCCGGTGAGAGCGGTTGCCGTCGCGGTGCGGATGTTGGTGCGTGTGCTCATGCTTCTTTGGGTATCACCATCCCGCCCTTTACTTTTGCGAATCCAAGGTTGACGGCGCGGTTGGCAATCAATGCGCGAACCTTCGAGAGCGTTACCTTGTAGCGAATTTTTAACGCCGAATCGACCACGCGTTGCAGGTCTGGAATTTGGTTTCCGGTCGTCCGTGCGCTCACAAAAGGATTCTTCCCGAACTGAACCTGAGCGGTTCCGGCCTTTGTTACGTGCCGACGAATCCAAGCCGGCACGCGCACGCCGCACGCAATTGCGGCAGCGGCGAAGCCAGCCTTCCCGAGCCCGACCTTTTTCTGAACGTATTTCAGATACGCGTCTGCCGCTTGGTTGGAAATCCACATTTGATCCTGCACTTGCCAGCGACCAATTACGCTGCGCGTGACCTGCTTCGGCCTGCCGCGTGAGTTAAGATTGGCGCGGTGAAACGCTCGCATCTCGGAAATTGACGCGCCCTCTTTCCAGAATTTGCGGTAAATTCTGATCTTCTTCGAGCCTTCCCAGCCGAGGTTTACACCCACCGTCTCGGTTGCGTTGTTTCGCGGAGGAACGAGGGTTGAATTCCCGATGCGCTGGAAAAGGCCGATGGACCTTTCTTTGCCGAGGTTTCTTCCACCGAACAAGTCACCTTTGATTGCGTTCTCGCCTTGCTGCTTCGCGTTCGTGCTGAGTCCGCCAGCCTTGGTTTTAGTAATGGTTCCGCCCGTCACTAAAGGAATCTGCCCGCCGTTTGATACCTTGTCCCCGGTCGGCGGAGTAATCTGCATTATCGTGCGGGCGACGTAAGCGCCCTCTTGCTTGATGACTAAGCCGAGATCGACCTTCGCGGCGTCGGCGAGTCTCGCGAGCGCAAACTCCAGCTTCTTCGTGTCTGCGGAAATCGAGATCATATCGCCTTTGCCACGCTGATTTCGCAGCCCGCGCCCTCGGCGTCCAAGGTCACGCGCTCGATAAAGTAGGTGATGCTTGCCCGTGAAAGCGTCTGCGTGATCTGCGGCACGGCGCTGACGCTCGATGTCAAAAGAAAGATCGTGAACTTGCTATCGTCGCGGCGCTGGTCCTCGAAGTCGGCAAACGCGTTGCTCGCCGCTGCCCAGACGCCCGTGACGCTCACCCCCTGATACGTAAACGAGATGCCCGCTTGCTCAAGGATCGCCGAGAAGTCGCTATTGATTTGTGTTGGGTCGAAGTCGCGAACGGCTGCCATACCTATGTCGCGCCTGTAAAATAAAACCGCGCGTGAAGCTCTGGCCTGTTCGCGAGAAGCCACGGCTCGGCGTCCTCGTAGCATCGTTGCGCGTCCTGCCCGCAGGTCTGGCTTCCGACGTGGTGAACGTAGGCCCGCGAAATGAAGTGCCGCCGCTTCATGTCCGCGCATTGCACGTCGTCCGAGAACCAATTTATGGGCGGGAAATCCACCCACGAATCGCGGTGAATCCACGCGCAAATCGGCGCGATCACCGGCGTTTCGACAATGTGCCGCTCGGATTGATAGCGCAGGAAGTCGATTTTCCCGCGCCCGCTGCGGACGTTCTGCTCGCCGCGCGCGTAGTCCGAGCGCGTCGCGACGTAGCCAAGATCGGGCACGACCTTGCGCAAGTGCGCGACGTCGGCGAGGAGCACGGCCCACGTTGTCGGCGTGAACACGATGTCATCGTTGCAGACCAGGATCTCGTCGTGGCACTTGAAGGCTTCGCGCGCTGCGAAGTTGTAGGCGTCGCCGAAGTTTTTGCCGACCTTGTGGTGGACATATCTCGCGGCCTCGCGCGGAACGTAGGCGTTCAACGAAGCGGTCATGACCTGAAGGCACGCGCCGTTGACTGTGCAAACGATGATTGCCGGCGTGCTCACGGCTTCTTCGCTGCGAGGATTTCTTTGATGTTCTCGGAGTCGATGAGCGTGACCCCGCTCGCGATGACGAGCTTGTCCCAGTCGTGCGGCGGTACCATGCCGTCCTCGATGTTCACCGAGATCATGGCACGCTCCACCGCCCGCGGCTGCCCGACGTCGTGCAGGAACTGCTTCGACATCGCCATCGTCTCCTTGTCGTCGGCGCGCACCAGAAACAAGTGCTCGACGGTTTCGGGCTGCGCTGCCGTCGCGAGCCACGCTTCGCGAAAGGACACCGAGCGGGTCGAGTCGCCGAGTGTTTTCTGGGTGAGCCGAATCGCCGGTTTCTCGTACTTGTGAAAAGCCCACTGTAATCCGTCGGCCTTTCTCGGCTTGTCCGCCAGCCGGTAGGATCGCGCGGCGAGATCGAGACCGGCCCAGCCGTACCACTTCACCTCGTGCGTCCACGGCCGGTCCTTCTCGGCTGGCTCCGGAAGAGACATCATGCGCTCTGCCCAGAAGCTCGCGCGCCGACCGTCGTTCTTTTCGAAGGCGAGCATGATGACCGACGCGATGGCCTCGCGGCACCACGGGAAAACACCGTGCGCACCGAGCGCGAATTGCAATGCCTCGCGCCGTGACGCGACAAGCCGCGCGAGGTTGAGCTGGACCTCGTAGCGGAAAGAGTCGTCGAGGTTCGGGAACGAAAGCGCGATGCGGCCGAACTGCTCGGCGGCTGTTTTGTTGCCGGCGCAATAGTGCTCTTGGTGGATGTAAAAATACTGGGTCGCCGACTCGGCCACGCTGCGCCCGAGAATCGCGAGGTTGCGCTTGCGGTTGCTCTGCTTGATCGCGACGGGCTGGTGACGCCAGACCGGCACCGTCCATTCGTTGTGGAGATCGTTCGGCAGCAAGAGCAGGTTTTCGTGCACGTCGTGATGCCAGACGCGCCCGGCTGCGAACGCCGTGCGCCGAATAATTCGCTCGCGTTGCAGCTTCTTGCCGGTCCCGCGCACGTCGTACGGACAGCGCAGCATAAGCACATCTTCCGTGAGTTCCTTGAGCCTTTCGCGGAGATCCGCCGCGTCGGTCAGCACGTCGTCGCAGTCGGCCCATACAAGCCAATCCCCGGTGCCCTGGGCGAAGGATTGGTTGCGCGCCTTGGCGAACGAATCGACGTGCCGCCACGCCTGCGCGGTGGCCCCGTTGCGATAGTCTGAGAACACGATCGCGACCGCGTTGCGCTCGCACCAGTCGCGGGCGATTTGCTCCGTGTCGTCTGGCTCTTGCGAACCGATCGCGCGGACGAGGGAGAGTTCGTTAATGATGCCGGCGAACGAATCCAGCATTGTTCGGATGTGCGCGGTCTCGTTACCGGCAATCACGCAGAGGGAAATTGTCATGTTGTGTTGCTCTCGGTGTGGCGAATCCCGCCAGAGCGTCAAAACAAAAAGCCCCACGCGGTGAGGCGTGGGGCTGTGAACTCAGACGTATTCAGATCAGGAATACTGGGTCGTGATCAGCTGACCCGCATTTGCATTGACGATTTTTTCTGCCACAAAGTGCGACGCGCGCACGATGTTGGATTTGATCGCCTCTTCGCGATAGGTCGAGACGCCGATTGCTGGGCCATATTCGGACCAGTTTAGCGTGAAGCCAGCGCCACCTCCGAAGAAGCCGGATGAAGCCTGCGTGACCGAGCCAACCCAGATCAGGCTGTTGGACCAGACGTTGCCGGAAGCGAACGCCACGCCTTCAGGCGCGGTGTCGTAGCTGGCGCGACCGATCAGCACTTGGTTGACGCCGAACACCTCCGCCGCCGCTTGCTGCGAGGCGTTAAGGATCGTGTCGGACGAAATGCCAGCGCCGCGAAGGCGGTTCTGGAATTTAGTAGAAGCACGGATTCTGCTCCATACGGGGCTGGATAGAATAACAGCCAAGTTCGTGACGCTCTCGCCCTTTGCGAGCAAGCGGTCGATGGCGTCTTGCACGTCGGCACCCACGTCGAACGTGGCCAGATTCGCCGTCGTGTATGCCGTGGCCGAATTGGTCGCGGTGAACACGGTATTGTCG